GCCCCACATCCTGCTCCTTCCATGCAAGCTCCTCTGGGTGCTCCTCCTCTGCAGGCTCCTATGCCCGGCATGGCCATGGGCGGTGTCGCTTCGCTTCCTATCCCCGGCGCTATGTTCGACGAGCCAGATAACGGTGGTTATGGCGACGGCTATGCAGGTGGTGGGCTTGTTGCGTTCTCTGATGGCGGCGCGGCTTCGGACCCGCTCTCATGGCTCTATAGCCCCGTTTCATCGGTTTATGGTGTTAACCGTCCGACCGGTGCGCACTCTGGACATGATTTTGCAGTGCGTGGGAACACGCCTATTGGCGCACCAGCACCGGGCCGTGTAACACAGGTTGGTAGGGACGATGTAAACGGCAACTTCGTGATTGTCCGTCACCCAGACGGCACTTCATCGTCATACTCACATCTGGCAAATCCCTCTGTGAAGGAAGGTCAGGACGTAGGTATAGGTCAGGTTATCGGGTTGTCCGGCAACACCGGGCGTGTCCGGGGTAAAGGTGGCGGCTACCACTTGCATTTCGGTGCCAAGGATGCCGAGGGTAATCGTATGGACCCGACCACCCTACTTAAAAATCTGGCTGCTGGGGTTAAATCTGGTACGTTTGCTAACCCGGCTTCCTCGTCGGCTACTGCCGCAAACCCTTCCAATCTTTCTGCGCTCGCTGGCACCAGTCTGGCTAACCAGTTTGATACAGAATATGCGGCGGGCGAAAAGTTCTACGACACCAAGATGCCCAAGCCCAAGCGTGAGGCGCGGAACAAACTACTCAGCTATCTTGGTGAACAGGGCAGTGCGGAAGCCCTAGAGAAGCAGGCGAAGGAAGACAAATGGTCGGCCTTGGCTGAGTTTGGTTTCCGCATGGCTTCGACGAACTCACCCTACTTCTTGCAGGCTGTTGGCCAAGCAGCTAGTGCTACGCTACCCGGTACTAAGGAAGCCAAGAAAGCCCGTGAAGAGCGGAAGATGCGCGCGATGCAGGCATATGCTGACGCCGAAGGCATCGACAATGAAGAGGCCAAAGACCGCGTCAAGTTCGCTATGGACTTTGCTACCACTAAACTTGGGTACAAAGACAAAGACCTCACACGTGCAACTGGTATCGCCTCGACGATATTCCAAGAGCGGGCAGCCACTGAGCGCACCGGAATGCAAGTGGAAGGGGCTAAAGAACAGACCCGCATGACCACGGCAGCAGGCGCGACTGCCGACGCTGCACGAGCTAAGGCGCTCGAAAAACAGATACAGGCTCAAGCCGCTGCGGCTGCCGCAAAGGCCGTAGAGGCAAAAAGGCTGACTAATCTTAATATGTCCGAGGCCGAGCAATATAGGATATTTGAGGAGGCGTATAACCAGTATCTGGTGATCCTAGGTGTACAGCCGTCACAAGGCGCTAACACAGCACCTCCGCCGCCGCCCGGGTTTACACCCGACAAAAAATAGGGGTAACTAATGGTCCAAACGGCGACGAACCAGAAGACCGGCGAGAAAGTTGCGCTGATCGGCGGTCAATGGGTACCTATTACACAGACAGCTACTAACCAGAAGACCGGCGAACATGTCGGTCTTGCTGGCAACCAATGGGTATCGCTAGGGCAAATTACACCTTCTACCACGGAGCGCCCTAAACCGGCTGTACCTAGCGCGGATACTGCTGAAGGGCGGTTGGCTGCCCGCAAACCGCTGCAGCCTGTAGAGGCACCAAGCATCTTCGACTACTTCACCGACCGGCAAGCCGCGATAAAACAAAGCCGTGCGCGCGCTGAGTATATGGGGGAAGTTGTACAGCGTGATGCGCTAGAGGATATCAAAACCCAAACTGGCTTCCTCGACCGTCTTGGAGATATGTTCTCCAAGGGGCTTCTGAGTACGCGAGCAAATATAAAAGATACGCAGCGTGCCATTGAGGCCGACCCCGAACTCAAAAAGCAGTTCACGGAAGAGGCTCGGCGCTTTGCAGCAGATAAGGGCGTAGAGGTAAAGGGTGCTACCAGTTTAGATGACGTGAAGGAAGACTTCCTCCGTAACGCTGTACCCTTCGCTCTAGAGCAGATTTCGAGTTCTATACCCGGTATGATTACTGCCGCTTCCCCACTGCCGGGTTTAGGGGTATCGAATGTTTTTGGCGGTCAGGCTCGGGAAGCAGTAGAGTTGGAGGGCCGGGAAGACGTAGAGCTTTCAGACCTAGCTAGAGTTGCCCCCGGGGCACTTGCCGTAACCGCACTGGACCAACTTGGCCTTGGTGGTATTTTCGCTGCCCCGGCTAAGACTGCACTTGGACGTATCGGTAAAGCGGCACTTATCGAAGGCGGCACCGAAGCTATCCAGTCAGCGATTGAATATGCCAACCCACGTCTGGTTACCGGCTCAGATATTGATGCTGGTGAACTATTCGAACAGGTAGCCGTTGGTGCGGTTCTTGGCGGCACCATGGGTGGTGGTCTGCGCGGTGTTGGCGAAATTGCCACTGCCCCTTTCCGACCCAAAGCTAAAGCCGAGCCTGAAGTTGATTTGGAAAATTCTCCGGCAGTCGAGCAGGAGTATTTGCGTCTGGTTACCGCCGAAGTGCAGGCGTTACGGGACCAAAATCCCGATCTTACCCAGCGGCAGGCGTTCAACCAAGCTGTTAAAGATGCAGGTGGGTTATATGACACCGCCATTAAGAATGTCCTTAGGGAGACAGAAGGAGAGGCTGATGTCGTACCCGATGCTGATACCGGAATGGATGTCGACGGAGGAGGTAGAACAGGCGCTGGTGTTGATCTCGAACCCACACCGACCGAGACCAGTGCTCCAGAGCTTGGAGAAGTTGTCGGAGGACGACTGGAGCGGCCTGTTTCTGGCGTATCAGTTCCTCCTGTTGGCGAGGGAACGGGAGTCGCTCCACTAGAGATCGCACCTGCGTTTGATATCGCACCCCTCGTGGAAGCCCCCACGAGGAAAGAACGTGCTGTGGCTGCCCAACGGCTTGTGTCAGATATCGTTATCGAGACACCCGAGCTTCAGGACCTATCGAAGGGTAAATATAGCCAAGCCGCAACCCAGATGGCGAATGCCGCCACCCGTGGCGAACAGTTCGACCCACTCGATATTCTGTATAATGTAGCAGGTATAGACCGCCCCGCGCCCGCGCCTTCCATCGAGGCTGCGCCTGCACCTGTGGTTGAGCCTACTCCTGCGCCTTCCATCGAGGCTGCGCCTGCGCCTGTGGTTGAACCTACTCCTATGGTTGAACCTGCAGCGGCTCCGCCCGCAGTACGCACCATGAACGACATGGCTGGGATTGGTACGGTTAATCCCGAAAACACCAACGAGGTGCTGGTCGAGGGTGGCGGCGTCCAGCTTACACCTCTGGCTGATAATATCCTCAAGGTGGATAGCCTACGTGCAGTCGAGAGGGGTGGTGGTCGTAAGGCCATGGAGCAGCTTACCAAGGTGGCAGATGCCAACGGTACCGCACTCCAGCTTAGCCCCGAACCATTCGCAGCCCCGGCTGGTAAAGAAATGACGCCCACCGAGCTTTCGTCATGGTATGGCGAGTTTGGTTTCCAAGAGCAGCCTGACGGTACCATGGCGCGCCCGGCTGCCTCCCCTTCTACTATCACTGCAGCACCAGAGTTTACTCCCCAGCAGATTGTAGAGAACCTCGACATGTTTGCAGGTGATGCAGCACGAGACCAAGGCTATGACACCGGTATGTTCCGTGAGGGCGTGGCCGACATCCAGCGTGGGCGCGAACTGTTAACCGACCAACAAATCATAGACGCGAGCGGCCCGGAAGCACTCGACGCTTACAAGGCCGGTATAGGGTGGGCGCGAGAACGGATTGCCGAAGCGCAAGCTGCTCCTACTCAAGTCGCCATGGCGACCGCTCCTACTCCTGCTCCGGCTGCGCCTGCTGCTCCTGTTCCTGCCCCGGCTGCTCCTGCCCCGGCTGCTCCTGCCCCGGCTGCTCCTGCCCCGGCTGCTCCTGCCCCGGCTGCTCCTGCTGCTACAACTACACCCACTCAGTCGCGCACCACTATTAATATCAACGGCAAAGAAACGGTTATTGAGAGCGCCCCCCGTACCGGGCAGCCTAAGGTAGTCTCCAATGGTAAGCCGGTCGTTCTGACCGCAGCGCAGACGCGCACGGCACTGGAGAAAGCCAAGGCTAAGCGCACCAAGGCTAACCGTATCCAGAAGCGTATCGCCAACACCAACAAGATGGATGACGTCCTGTCGGGGCAAATCGAGCTTGGGAAGCTACTGCGTGGCGACAAGGAAAACTGGGCGCTGCTACGTGGTGCGGTTGATACCTTAAACATAAACAAGTGGCGTGTGGTCCTCCCCACACTTTTCACCAACGATATCTTCCGCATTCTAAAAGGCCGCATCCCGGCCCTCGATACTGTTGACCAAATCCTCCAGCGAGACATAGAAAAGTTCCAGACCCGGGAGTATTTCAAACTGTCCGGCGAGCTGGAGACTATCGCTAACTTCCTGAAGAAATACCCGAAGGCTGCGCAGGCACTCTCTGACCTGCAGTTTGCGTCCGTGGCTTACCAAGTCGACCCGACCAAGGCTAATAGCGCTGAAGAGTATTTCAATAAGGTCGATGGGAAGGCCAAGGAAATCAGGGCGCAGATCAAGGCCGAGAAAGACCCCAAGAAAAAGAACAACCTTGAGGCTAAACTCAAGACCCGGTTCGATGAGATCGAGAGCGTCTATACAGGTGTTCCCGGCGAAGAGCGTGTGATCGGCTGGCGCGACCTCGCGCGTCCGGAATTTGGTGGCAACAAGGCCAAGGAAATCTTCGCGCTCATCCGCGATGCCCACCGTCGTGACCTTATGGCTAGCTATAATGGGCTTCGTTTGCGCCTTATGGAGACGAAGAAAGACGAAGCTCTGGCTGATGCACTGGAGAAGCTCGAAGCTCAGTTTAAGCCTGCCATGGATCAGGTGATTTATTTCCCGGCTATGCGTTTCGGTTCCTACTACGCGCGTGTGGATAAGGGTGCCAACAGCGTCTTCAAGATGTTCGAGACCGAAAAGCAGCGTAACCAGTTCAAACGCTTGATGGAGTCACAGGGTAGAAACGTCACCGAAACTGGCAACGTCGAAGACCTGCGTAACCAATTTGAGGCGGTTACCGGCAGCCCATTGAAGGAAGTCCTCGACCTGTTCGATGACAACCCGAAGGATATAGGCGCGCTTAAGGGCCAAGTTTTTGACCTGTGGCTCCAGTCACTTTCGTCTGGGGATATGCGCCAGCACATGGCCCCACGCCAGATGCGCGCTGGTTACAGCACCGACATCCTAAAGAATTTTGCCAACTTCCGTCGATCCTCAATCAATAATCAGAAACGGGCGCAGTTCGGTTACAAGCTGCGCGCAGAGATTTCCCGCGCCAAGGACTTCGTGTCCGAGCAGCCCGACCGGGAGAAGATGGAGGCATTCATCAAGGAAATCGAGCTGCGCGCCTTGGCAGACCTTATGCCCCCGAGCAGAGAAAATTCGCGCTTTGAACAAGCCATTCAGTTCGGTAACAAGATGGCGTTCTACCAGTATCTGGCTAACCCTAAGACTGCGGTTATCCAGCTGACGCAGATGCACATCGTGTCGCTCCCGATATTGGCTCAGAAATATGGTTCGGTTGGGGCTGCTGCTGCACTGTCGAAGTACGGCTTCTCTGGGCTTGGTGGTTTTGTCGCTAGTCCGCTTAAGGCAATGCGAAACAAAGATGGCGGTTTTTGGCCCCCGAGTTTCAACTGGGAGCAGCCCAACCTGAAGGACAACCCCATCTCGGCGCTCAAAGAAGAAAGCGATCCGGAACTCTACGAGGTGCTGTCCGAAGGGTGGCAAGAAGGCCAAGACATCAACCTCTACATGGATACCTTTGCCAATGACCTTGGCGGTTACGCCATGGCTGATCCCGACCAGCGCACTGCACTCCAAGAGCTTATGGAGGGGCGTCCGATGACCGCCACAATGCGCGGGGCGATATTTACCTTTGAAGCCATGGGTGCGCTTATGCACCAGATGGAGCGTGTTAACCGCGAAGCTACCTATATGGCTTCGCTGGAGCTTGCGTATCGTGATAACATCGGGAAAGGGCAGGATCACACCGAGGCGAAGAAGAATGCCATCGAAGAGGCTATAGCTAATACGCTAGAAGCTACGTTCGACTTCTCAACGTACAACAAACCACGGGTACTGACCCACCCCATAGGACGTATTTCGGGGCAGTTTTTCAGCTACCCATGGGCCATGACGTCGCTGCTGGTGCGCAACATGTACACAGCGATCAAGGTCGGGAAACTGGAACCCGGAGAGCGGAAAGCTGCCATCCAGATTGCAACTGGCACATTGCTCAACCTGACTGCGTACGCAGGTATTACGGGTATTCCGCTGTACGGCGTTACCACGATGATCTCCAGCATGCTGATGTGGCTGTTCGATGGGGATGAGGAAGAAGAGGGTGGTCTGAGCTACACCGACGAGAATGGCAACATCAGGGCTACCTACAATGTGGACTGGTGGTTCCGGAATGTCTGGATACCGAAGTTCTTCGGCGCGGATGGTACGGTCCAGAACCTGTTTGGGTATGACGACGACACGGCTGCCACGGTGGCTCTTGCTGTAGAGAAGGGGCCGATCTCCGCCATCACCGACGTAGACCTATCCAACTCGGTGGCGCTCGACTTTATGTTCTTCCTGCCGGAGGAGTCACGCGCAGAGACACCGGAGGGCAAGCTCAAGGACTACCTGTTTAGTGCCGCTTTCGGTGCGACCGGCAGCATGGTTATGGATTATTTCAAAGCCTATAAGGATTTGGAAGCCGGATACACCAACCGGGCATTGGAGAAGCTACCCAAACTGTATGGCAATATAGCCAAGGCTAACCGCTTCGCGGAAGAAGGGCAGACGAACTATGCCCGTGAGCTAGTCGGTATGGACGCAGCATTCTGGACAAACGATAAGGCTGTCCTCCAAGCTCTGGGTTTCGCCTCGACTGAGGCCAGCCAGCGGCAGCAACAGAATTATGAGGGTAAGGCGATCACCGCTAAGGTTAAGGCTGAGCGGGAGAAGATGCTGGCCAAAATACGGAAGGTAACGCTGGACGGTTACCAATATGGGTACACCCCGGAAGTCCTTGCGGAGCACAAGGAAGTCATAGCCGACTGGGTTAAATTTAATAAGACCTACCCTACCGATGTAATCGGCTTCGATAGCTTCTATGAAGTGCAGGCCAACGCCATCGAGAAAGCGGCTCAGAGCAGGGCTACTCGTGGTGTGCCATTCGACGAGAAGGGTAAGACCCCGTACCTCGCGGACACCTTCATACGGCGCGTAGAGGCAGAGGAGCAATAAAAAACCCCCGGCTGAGTGAGCAACCGGGGGTTAAGAGTGATGCGTTTCGCAACTGGAAGGAGCAAACTTCCGCTGCCTTTATACTTACATTCGCCAGACGCGTAAACCCCTAATCCCGTCCTCGATGGTGGTCTTAATCAAGACCTTGAGGCGTAGACGTTTCATGACCACCATAAGTTGTGCTTCGGCGCGCTCCGGGTCGAGGCATGGGAAGAATAAGGAAGTACCCTTCCGGAACGCGCGCCAGTCCACATCATAGGTGACGCCTTCAATCTGCATCTTCCGTTTCGTCCGGCTTGGCGTAGTCATCCACGTTGACGAAGTCCTCGTCGAGCTTGAACCAGAGGCAGTGCACATTGTCGCCTGATACCGCCATACCCTTGGACAGACGCTTACCAGCGCGCTTCACGAGCCGCCCTTCCTGCTCCAGCTTGTTGAGGGTTTCGTTGTAGCCGATCTGATACTTGACGCAGTATTCCTTGAAAGGCTTGGCGAGGATGAACATCATCTTGGTGTCTGGTTCGATGCGGATCAGCAGTTCACCCCTTGGCTCCCTAATCGGCGCGGATGGTAGGTTAGTGCGCCTGTCGGTTGCGTCGTTTACGACGAGGATATTCTGCATATACCGGTAGAGGTAATCACCGACTACCTGCTCCGCACCGTTCAATGGGGCGTCCGTTTCCTTGCGCAGCTTCTCCACTCGGTCACAAGCCCACATATAGATGCGCTTCATGTCCCAGTCGATCAGGTTGCACTCCTTGGCCAGTAGGCCAGCTTGGATATTGGCTGCCACTGTGGCCGACCAGAAGCGTTCCTTAGGTAGAAGCTGAAGTTCTTTGTCGATCTTGGCCTGCATGGCGAGACATTTGGTTGCGACCTGCTCCATGTTGGCCAGTACGTGGCGGATATAGATTGGCCCAGCATGCCCATAGTTGGAGAACAGGACCTGATCGAACAGGTTCTTCGCATGCGCAGTGTTGATGGCGTCTACCAGCCCTATGGGATACTCGAATAGGCGCATCAGTTCGCCTTCCGGATTGTCTTTGAGGATGGACAGCTTCTCCGCGAACGACGAGTTGGACGTCGATACCGTGATATTCTGCCATGTGGTGTTGTTCTCGCGCAGTTCGTTGGACCCAGCCAGCATGCGCTCCTTCCCCTTGCCGTTCGACAGCGAGTAGAGGAAGTCGGAATATTCCTTAGGCGAAGCGTTGGTAAGCTCGTCCATGGTGGCAGGGATATTGTTCAGCACCCCGACCCACTGGAGCTTACCGTTCATGGTGTCGATCTCTTTGAGGCGCAGTTCCTTCGGGTGGCCGTAGACGCTGTTAATCATATTGAGGATGGTGGTCTTACCTGTACCAGAGCGGGAGTTGAACAGGTTGATGACCGCGCCTGTCTGGTTGAGGAACTTGAGCAGTGGCGACCCGAACGCGCTCAGCGCAGCGAAAGCCTGTGCTTCCATCCCTTCTTGACCGTAGAGCGCCCAGACCTCTTTCCATTGGTCGAGGCTACCCTTGGGGCCGATGAACTTAGCCAGCTTGCTGGTGGCCTTTGAGGGTGGGGAATATATGTTACCTTCGACGGTGATCTCTTGGTCACCCAGTACGAACCGACTGTTGTTGTCTGCCCAACCAAATTGCTGCCGCATGATTTCTGCCTTCTCTTTGTCTTGTAAATTTTCTGCCGACTTCATCACGAAGTCCATCAGGATGTCGAACTTCTTACCGTAGCTGTAGACCCCATTGGCTGAGAGCGTCTTACGTAGCTCGTCCTTCTGGGTGACTTTCGACATAGCGATATTGAACTCACGCAACCCATCTTGAGGTAGGTGCAATCTCATTAGCGCGGAGTCGCCCTCGCCCGGGTCGTGCATGCGCTTCACGACGTAAAAGTCGTTGGCATACACCATGATGGGCTCGGCTTCGGCATCGTCCTTGGGTGGCTTGCGCCAGATACCCCCGTTCTCCCCCCGATAAAATGGGAAGGGGTATTTGGGGATGGTTATCTCTTCGACCACGCCGGGTGAGGTTTCGACTTCTACAGCGTCCTCGACGGACTCCTTGACCACCTTACCCAGTTCCTTGGGGCCGAGGATTTTGTTGAAGTGTGGGCACCCTTCGCAAAGCTCCGGATTGACGCTGCGAAACTTGGCGCAGCTAGTCGCCTTCCGGATGGTGGCTACCTTCTTATCGACGGTCTCGGGGTCGTAATCCGGATGACCGTCCGACATCATGTGCACCGCCTTGTCAGCGTCCTCACACATGGCAGCCACGGACAGTGCGTAGAACCACTCATAATAGCTTATCGAAGCTCTGTTCGTATAGGCATGGAGCAACTGATTGCACCCATCACCCGCAGCCGTACGCTTCATGATCCGCTTGAAGTTATACCCTACGCCACCCATCAGCGCCTGTTGGCGCGGTGTCATGACGAAATCGTCGTCGAAGATTGTAGGTTGCTTCTTCACCCCAAAGATCGACCGCATCTCCTCTATGGTGGTTACGTCCCCCACATGGAGAAACTGCACCGGACGCGGCTCCTCCTGCTTGAAATTAAACGTGCCGGGTACCCGCAGGATACGCGCCACCTCAAACACCTTGTCGTCTACGTAGAAATTCTGGGCGCGGCACACCTCTTTGAAGCGCTCGGCTACAGGTTCCCAGTCACGGCGGGAGACTGCTTCCTCCAGCGGCCAATAGGCATGGATGCCACCGCCAGAGTTTACTAGGGTAGGAGTAGGAAGGCCGACCGTCTTGCAGAATTTACGCAGTGCTTGAAGCGCTGTCCTCTGGTCAACATAGCCATCAGGTCTTTTAGTGGTTGGGTCAATCTCGGCCTTGGTCGGACCGCAGTCCACATCGAGCCAGAACGCCTTCAGTGCGAGGACATTCTCCTTCTTGCGATTGTCACCCGTCTTATATTTCGCCACCCCAAAGAACGCATTGCGGCCAGCTTCGACGTACTGCTCGATCAGAGCATCCGCCTCTTCGCGTGTAGCCACTAGCTCCTGACGAACGTCAGCATTCTTACCCGTCCCTTTGATACCCGTTATGGCGAACCAGCCTTCGGCTGGCTGCACTAGGGTCAAAAGATCAGGTTGTTGCATTGCATCACTCACCATCGCGGGAAGCCCCGCTTATTGTTTGCTCTATTTGTAGCCTCAGTCGAGCGAGGCTAGGTAGGTCTGGATAGCGTCATGGGCTTTGCCCCTTGGCTCACTCAACCCAAGGAACCAGTTGTAGACCGTCTGACGGGTAACATTCAACCTTTGTGCGATGTCCGAGACAGGGATGTCCCGGGCGAGACAAGCTCGCCCGAGTTGGACCCCGATGAGGTTACCATCGGCCTCCTTGATCGCCTCGGCTACACGGATGCTATATCCGAGCATACTCAGTCCTCATCCTCATCATCAAGCCAATCGTTGAGGACCGAAGCCAGTTCCGGCTTCACCTCGGCAGTAGCCTTGGGTTTAGCGGCCCGTTTGATGGGGGCAGCTGTAACTTCTTCCTCGTCGTCATCACCAAACGGATTAGCGCTCACAGCAGGTGCGGCGATAGCAGCAACAGGAGCAGGTGCGGCGATAGCCTTGGCACCATCCACAGCGCCAACAGTCAGCTTGGTGTAGCGTTCCGTAGCCGGATCATCCTGCGCAGCGTCGATGAAACCTACTTCCGTCTCGGTCAGATGGCGGATGGCCTTGAAGCCTACCTTTGCGGTGTCAGCTTCAGCGTCATAGACCATGCGGGTTACGACAGTATCCAGAGCCTCACCGTTGGAGAGGAGAAACTTCTTGTAGCCCTCGAAGCCGTAGACGTTCCCATCGTTATCGCTGAACAGCGAGGCACCCGGAATGGCAATCTGGTAGATGTCACCGCTCGGGTCACCAGCAACGAGGACCGCGAGGCGGCGCTCATAACGGCAGCGCTTACCCTTGCCACCGGCACCCGAACCTTTCACGTTATTGGGGCATGCAGCACAGGAAGCGGCTTGCTTATTCTTGGCACTGGCTTCCGGCACCACACCATCGTTAGACCAGCAGTCAGGCAAGGATGCCTTGGCATTGGGATCATAAGCCCCTGCGTAGAACTTACGGCTTGGTTCAGCCAACCAGTCAACGATGATGATGTCCAGCTTGTCAGGGACTGCTTTGCCGATCTGCTCCCCGCTTACGACGCGCTTAAATACGCGACCATTGCTGAGCTGGATACGGCGCATGCCGCCCCCGCCCGAGGTAGCCATACGGTCCATGCGGCGCGACTCACGGCGCACAGTGGGCAGGTTAGATGGTTCTTCAAAAATGGTGATATTGCTCATGGTTCTTACTTCTCGCTCGGTTTGCGGACTTGGATTACGTACTTGTTATCGACCTGTAGGCCAATGGGAAGAGCGTCCGGGTTCTCTTCCAAGAATTGCTTCATGTTACCGTTGTGGATGCGCTTCTCCAGCAGATGCACGGCTTCGTTCTCGACGATAAACTCGTTCATCTTTTCCCAGTCGGTAGTCCAGTAACGCGTCTGGACGCGCCGTGATATCGTACCCGATGGGGTTCGTACGCTGTCTAGGTTCTGCTCGTTACAGAAATTGAGAAGCTCAGCGGACACTTCCTCCAGCTTCTCCTTGAGGTCTTTGACCTTGGTTTCATATTCCTCCTCGGCTTCCGATATAGCTGCGCGCAGCTTGCGGTACACAGACACGAGGTCGTTGATTGGTACTTCTGCCATTGTTTGCTCCTTCATGTGGCTCTGGCCACTTCTTCCTTATACCCTCTACGTTATACAGTGTCAAGTTCCCTCCGGTAGAGGTCAATGATTTTTTCGTGATTGTCGATGTTGTTCTGCAGCATAGAATAGAGGCGGCTCTCCACCTCGCTACCACGCACATGGACGATGGTCATGGCGTTCTTCTGGCCCGGACGGTTGATACGGGCATTTGCCTGTAGATAAGTCTCCACCGATGTGACCGGGGCGTACCAGATGATTGTGTCTGCTGCCGTAAGCGTAAGCCCGTGCGAGGCCGCCTGTGGCTGAATGATTAGCACATGGGGGTCTTTGTGGGTCTGGAATCGCTGCACAATGTCACTGCGCCTATTGACCGGCACCTTGCCATTGATGACATCGCAGGTGATGCCCTCCTTCTCCAGCTTGGCGCGCAGAAGCTCGATGGTGTGCGTGAACGGCACGAAGACCAGCACCTTGTTACTGGCTTCCTCGATGACCTCCATCACGACGTTGAGGCGGTTGGACACGTCGAACTCCAACACCTCGCCAGTATCCGCGTAGACTGCACCTCCACTGATTTGGAGCAGCTTATTGATCTTGGTAGCTGCGTTGACCGCGCTGACCTCCTCACCATCAGCCTCGATAAGCATCTGGCTTTTCAGCTGCTTATAATATTTTTCCTGCTGCGACGTGAGCGGCGCTTCGCGCTCGATGTGTGTTACCTCTGGTAGGTCGAGGCAGTCCTTCTTCTCGAACCGGATCGCCGGTTGCAGGATGCTATGCACTATATCCTGCGCCTTTGGTTTTGGCACCCATTTGAACTGCGTCACCTTCATCATCACCTGATCGCGGTAGTGACTATAATATTTGGGGCAGCTGGCAGAGTCCGCCAGTTTGGCGAGACCGTAGGCATCAAGAGGACTTTGTGCTGCTGGCGTACCGGTAAGCATCCAGATGCGCGGGTCTATTGTGTTGACGATCTGCTTGAGGACTTTCCAGCGGTTGGTCTGCGCATTCTTATAGGCGTTAGCCTCGTCGATCACGATCAGGTCGAACCCACCCAGCATGATCTGCTCTTTGACGATAGCCACGCCATCGAAGTTGAGGATGACGAACTCGGCTCCAGCGTTGATGATCTTCTCCCGCTGCTTGGCGGAGCCATGTGCCACACTGCACGACCGGTGCATGGCAAACTTGAACAGGTCTTGTTGCCACGCCGACTTCATAATCGACAAGGGGCACAGCACCAGCACTCGCTTCACCAACCCACGCTTCATAAGGTAGTCGGCTGCCCAGATGACGCTGGCTGTCTTACCTGTACCCTGCTCGTTGAAACAGAACGCCCTACGCCGAACGGATAGGAACGAGGCTGTGGTCTTCTGGTGCTCAAACGGGGTGAGCTTACCAGTCCAGTGGTAAGACTTAAGCATAGGCGACGGGGCTTCGAAGCCCAGTTCAGCGAGGATTTCGGTCTCAGTCTGCCCCCACTTAACAAGGACGCCTTCGGCTACCTCTGCGCTATTGTGGATGCTGTCCGTTACTACGGACGGGTTAGGAACCTTCAGAAGAAGGGCTTTGTTCTCTACGATCTGCACCGTCATAAATTTTCCATTTGCTCCCTGCGGTCCGTGTCTTCATCTGGACCGGTCCATCTTGCTCATACACCATAGCGTAGTGCAGCATCTCAGCAATGGCGCGGTCTTTCGGACCGAACCCAGATGCTACGGCATAGCCATCCTGTATCACGCACCAACTAAGCTCACTCATTTTTTCTTCCGTTCGCGCTTGCTCGTTTCTGACACGAGGTTGCCCTTGCTGTCCCGCTTGAACGAACGGTTGGCACTCTTACTCTCGACACGCAGGCCGGTGCCATTGTCGCCGCCCTTGTCGAACGCCTTCACATGGGCGACGTCTTTACCGTCACCCTTCTTAACCTTGCCAGCCTTAGCCATCTTGGCACGGGCGGCGTTGCGCGCTGCACGGTTTTTCTTCTGCTCGGGACGAGCATGATACTTATCATATTCAGCCTTGTAATCCCGTGCCATGGCGCGTCCTCAGTATTTGTTCATCTGCTGGGTTATAACATTTTTAACAGCCTGTTGGAAGTTATAGTCGTTTGCGTTTAGGTTCCGCGTTATGGCTTGCCCTAGGGGGAACGTGTTCAAACTCCCTACAAAGTTTGGGTCTTCCAACGCCGCTTTCAGGTGCTTGCGTACCAGTTCGCGGATGTTCTCTTCGAATACGATTGCGAGGGCTGCTTGATCCTCTGTGCTCACATCACTCATTATTTTCTCCTTGGTCTCCAGTGCTCACAGGAGGTGACAGGGCACCACCCGCACAACGGGCTAGTCTTGGCATTCCATATGCCGTTATCCATGGCCGCTTCCAACTGGTCTAGCTGATCGTCGAACACGGACAGATACCTGTCGAGCTTCTCACGCACATGGGTTTTCTTCGGGAACTCGTGACTGACCACGTAGGCCAGCCCCGACTTGATAACCTTCAGGTCTGGGTACTTTACGAATAGCGCACCAGCCATAAGGTCCAGCTGCTTCATGTCCGCATATTTGGCGTTCTTGCCGGTCTTGTAATCAATCATCCAAGCTCGGTCGCCATCGAGGATCAGAAGGTCCACGATGCCACGATACCAAACGTCCTTGTCGAAGAAGCCACATGGCTCGAAACCATCGGGTGTTTTCCTCAGGCCAAGCCTCAACTCGGTCAGCTTCTCACCCTTCTTGGCAGCCAGTGGCTCCACGATAGGACGCATATAGGCAAACTTCTCAGGGATGGGTGTGCCATCCTTGACGAACAACTCGGCAGCTTCATGGACCTCGGTCCCATAGACAGCAGCTTCCCCCGGATCATCCTTGACATCCTTCACAACCTTGAGGTGGAAGTACTTCTTCGGACATTGGTCAAAAGTTTTGATGCTGCTATAGGACCATGCGGTCATTATCTGGGCTTTCCTTCGAGACGGTCAGCCACCAGCTTAGCATAGCCAGCAATGTCAATCCAGCTGTCAGCGTAATTAGGGTCACCATTTAGGATACGAGCCAGCTTGGAAAAGATCATGTCGATAGCCTCGGCCTGATCCACATCGAAAGTCTTACCTTGCTGTGCAGCGAAGGTATGGGCCACGTTCTTTAGCTGCTGCGCGATGCGCGCTTGGTCAACGAATTTACCGTACCGCGCGCCGCGCTCATCGAGCACTGTGCCTACGCTCGTACCTGTTTCGATAAACTCTCCGGGCTTTGGTCTTCCCGTACCCTGCGTAATTTTGTACGCCAGTTCCTTCATCTCCTCGGTCAGTTCCAAGGGGGGAGCTACTTGCTCTCGCTCTTGTTCTTGCTCCAGCTCCATCTGCTTCTTCAGGGTGTAGACATAACCCTCACTGACGGGTAGCCGCGCTCGGATTTCCCGCACAGACATACCCTGCTTGAGCAGTTTCCTAACTGCAGATGCTTTGTTTCTCTTAGCCATTTCATTTGCTCCTTACTTTAGATTGCCGCCGCTCTTGAGTATGTCGCCACCGAAAATGTGGGTGCCGACATGGTTCAGTCTGATGAACGGTTGGGCGTGGATTTTGCCACCATGGTCTCGCCACAGTTCGCAAAAGTGGTAGTCCTCTGACAACAGCGCACCGCTTGCGTCGATAGACGTAGCGAAAAACTCATGGGTCAGAGGCTTGTCGTACTCGCCGGTCTCAGGGTGCTGGAACGACGATACTCGGTAGGTAGGCACATGGGGCGCAAGGTGCTCGAACACACCCCGCTTGATAAGCATGAAGCCTGTGCCGCCATGGCGGACTTCGATCAGCCCCTGCTCGTCACTCTCGGCGTTGTGGTCCCCGATCATGTTGAACACGAACGCACCTGCATAGTCTGCTAGTCCTTGCTTGCCTGCGCTTGCAGCGCGCTCGATGCTATCCCAGTTCACTTCCTTCTTGGGGTAGATACCGCAGACGATGTCCTTATCGGCCAGCATAAGTTGCGCGATAGCGTCCCCGTCGAAGCCGATGTCGGCGTCGATGAACATAAGGTAGTCATGGGTGCTTTCGAGAAACACACGGGCCAGCTCGTTACGGGCACGGGTGATAAGGCTCTCGTTCATGATCTGACACCATGCCACGTTGACACCGATCTCACGCATCTTCTGCATGGTTAGCAGCAAGCCCTGCACATAGTGCCCCGTACACATACCACCGTACATGGGGGTAGCGATCATCAGGCTTGGCCGCTTGGTCGATACTTTGATCTCGTCACTCATGCCTACAGGTCCTGCTCAACCACAGTGCCATGTCCGCAGTCATATATCAGTTCACCCAACCAGCTTGATCCACATGTGGTGCAGGTCTTGCGGAAAGGTGCCCGTTTGGGCACCTCCTTGACTGGAGCGGTAGGCGCTCTCGATTTACCTTTTGGTTTACCCATCACTTACCTCCTTTGAAGCGGCCACGGCTGTCGCGGTCGGTCAATCTCTTTAGCTCACTATTCAGACGTTCATTCTCATGCTTAAGCTGGCCTATGGGGACGTCCGCGCTGCCCTTACCCAACCAATAGCTAAAGAGGGCCAATGCAGACACGCTCACCACCGCTAATATATATTCCATATTCACTCTCCCTTCTTGCGTACCACCAGTTGATAGCCAACATGGATGACCTCTACCTCCTCGGCAAAGATATTGACGAAGGCGTCGATTGCCACCTTCGGACGGTGCAGGATGTCACGCGGGTTGCCCCACACATAGTCGTCAAACACCATGATCCCCTTGGGCTTGAGCAACGGCCAAGCCATACACGCATCGGTCAGCACGTCCTTGGCGATGTGCGATCCGTCGATGTAGATGAAGTCGACAATCTTGTTGGATACTACGCTAGGTGTAAGCCATTCTGCTAGGCGCTCAGTGGAGGTGCCTTTGTCCCGTGTGA